GAATGGCCCGGTTTGCGCTCAGATTTAAGCGAAGGACTTCGTCGATTTCTTCAAAGCGGTGCAGGTCACGTGCAAGGGCTTCGCCATGCTGTGCATAGCCACGTTCGATCGCTTTTAAGCGGAGCTCCAGTTCGTCAAGACGTTTGTTTTGGGCGTCGTCCGGGGCCTGTGCTTTTTTGATGTACTTGTGGATGATGTCGAGCACTTTGTCTAACGTTACCGCCCCTGCGCACACGCTACCGATGATGCCCAGCACCCATAAAAGGGCTTGTTCTTTGGTCATTAGCCCTCCCGGAGACGGGTCAGGCCCTTCTTGCAAATGATTTTTGGGTAGTTGCGGGTGGTCACGTTCAGGTCAACATTGCCGGAGATGCCCGGCACATTGCCTTTGCTGGTGTGCTGGTGCGCACCATACGAAAAGGTGACGTCCGGGGTCTTGCCGGTGTAGTCAGCCAGCCACACGTCGTAAGGGCTAAGCGCTGCGCCGCCCATATACAAGCGGGTCTTGGAAAAGCTGGTGTAGGTGTACAGCTGGGCATAAAAGCCCATATCTTCCACCTTTTTCAGAGCATAGGCTGTCAGGTCGGTCAGCGCCTGCCTGCCCAACACCTTGAACTTATTGTCCTCCACGTCCACGGCCACAGGCAGTTCCAGCGTCTTGCCACGCAAGGCGTCAGCCAGCAAGGAGAGCTCGGCGTCCGCCATCGTGTGGGTAATAGCATAGGTGTAGTAGTACACGCCTACGGCCAGACCCGCTGCTTTTGCGTTTTTGTAGTTGGTCTCAAAGGTTGGGTCGATATACAGGCCATCAAGTCGCTTAGAGAGCTTGCGGTTTGTGCTGACGGTCTTAAGCATGACGCCCTGATAGCCCGCAGTCTTGACTTTCTGCCAGCCCTCCGGCGTGATGTTGCTCTGATACCGGCTTACGTCGATGTAACGGTAGGGCGGTTCGCTTGTCCACTCGGTCACAGATGCCATTGTGTCCTCCTGTTCTGCCTGTTCCGTCGCCAGTGCGGCAAAGAACTGGCTCAAAAAATTAAAAATTGCGGTTAAGAATGCATTCATGTGCAGCTTCCTTTACTCGCTGGTCTTTTCGGTTTCCTTTTCCTTTTCGGCCAGCAGTTCGGTCAACTCTGCATACTGGTCATCGGTCAGCTTATTGGCAGCGTAGAAAACATCCAGTTTCTTGCTCATGCCGGTGAGCTGGTTGCGCTCGATCATACGCTTGCAGGTGTTATACAGTGCCATATTGGTATCCTCCTAAAATCAATTATCAGTAGTGTCATCGTCGCTCACGCCCAGCTCCAGCAGGGTGAGCCTATATTCCTGGTCCACGTTCACGGCGTCGGCGTCCGCCTGGGCGGCTTGCACGGCCTGCGTGTCAGCCAGCAGGTCCGCCAGCGTGGGGTAGTGGTAGCCAGTCACCCAAAACTGCATTCTGTCAAAAGAAGAAGTGCTATAGTCAAACTGAAAGTGCAGCACACCATTTGCGTTGAATGTCGTGTTGCACGGGTACTGGCCCACAGTTTGATAGACCGTTCCGCCACCTCTTGCGACGTCAAGGTCATCCGTGCTGCTAGTACTGTCCTCGAGTTTCGCTCTAACATGTACCAGGTCTACATTGTCCGGGATATTGATGTCATACGACGTGATTTTTTTGCCGCTTCTTTCGTAAGTATTCCACGCCAGTCTCTTTTCACTTTTCACCGCCACCGCTGCGGCGATCTTATCATTGAGCGTCTTGCCGCTCAGTGTGCCGGTCTCGTCGATGTCGAGGTAGTCGCCCACTTTGATGCCGCCCAGGGTGTCCGCTGTGGCGGGCGTCAGCGTGAAGGGCGTGCCGAACTTGGCGTCCGCCTGCTCTTTGGTGTAGAAATCGGACAGGTCGGGTTTTTGCACGCTGTCTTTCCAAGCGTTTGTGTCGCTGTCCCATGTCCAAATGGTGTCTGTGCTGCCGATGACAGCCCACCAGCCATTTTCACCTACAGGTACAGCGGCCTGTAGCGCTTTCGGTGTGGCATACCAGCCCTGTGCGCCAATGGTGATGGTGCGCACCTGCTCGAAGTACTCTTTCGTACCCTGCAAGTTTTTGGCCGACTCTGTCTCGGATGTTTTGGCATTGCCCTCACTAGCAGCAGCCGCAGATGCACTAGACGCCGCTGCTGTAGAGTATTCCTTTAAATCATTCTTAACGTCATTTGCAGCGTTAGTGGCCGCTTGTTCTGCTTTTGCCCTTTCGGATGTGGCGGTTTGCGCCGCTGCAACAGCTTCTTCTTTTGCATTGATTGCTCCTGCAACGGTGCTCAGCTCATTTAATGTAGCTGCGTTGATAGGAGTTCCTTCTTTTGTGGGTTCATCGTTGCGAACAAGCGTAACGACTTCTGACGTCCCGTCCGATTTGACCATTGTCCATCGGCCCGGGTATTTTGCCACACGGTCTTCAAAAACCATATTGTCCCTCCCCGGTCATGTATTCGCCTGAAAATGTAACGTAAGTTTTGGCAAGAGCTTCAACGTCGGCCAAGATAGATTCAATCTGATTCATAGTTTCAAATGTGAGCTTGTCCATCGACGTTGGCGTTTGATCAATTTGTGAACCGCCAGAATTTTTTGAGCGGATAGCTTCAATGTTCGCAAGCCATCTGGAAGCATCGGAAGCAGTCAGATACCCGCTGACAGACCAATTGTTTTTTACGTTGACGGATGCTCCGAGAATACTTGCTAACTCAGAGATGCCAGCTTCAATTCTTGCAAAATCTGTATAGCTAAGAGCTCCTTTCATGCCGGAGAGCCATTCGGTTTTTTCATCCTCTGTCCACGTACCGGTTCTGGCTTTTATCGTAATAGCTTTTACGCGGTCAACATCACTTTGCGTGCGGTCAGTAATCCAAATTGCCATAGCAAAACCTCCTTACAAAAGAATCTTTTTGCCATTTCCAACCTTTGTAGAGGACGGGATGGTAAACATTGGGCGATAAGGAATGGAGTACCACACTCTCCATGGCTCTGCGTAAAAAGTTGTTGTTCCATTCGCGTTAGTTCCGAGAATAAATCCGCCAACTCGTTGGCCAGCCCAATTATTGCCAACATCATCTTTGTCTCTAAGAACCGAAGAACGTGTCCAGCATCGTTCGCTTCCATAAGGGGCTTCTTCGTAGGGCGGCGTAAAGACTTTTCTGGTCGCTTCCGGCAAAATAGAACCCTCTTTGCTATAATAAGGGGAGCTTCCGTTTACATAAACATCTGCGCCAGAATATGTCGGGTCAAACATTTCATAAATAGACGGAAGAAAAACACTGCGAGACAGCGTACCAACTGTTTTATTACTGCCGCCAATCGTATAGTAGAAGGTAGTAGAACCCATTGCGGACTTAACGAAATCGCTGAACTTATTCTTGTAAGTGCCATTAAGCATATTGTCAATGGTACTTCCGACGAGTGTACTGGAATGCGTTTCGTTCCAAACTGTTTCGCCGAGGATCTCTTTTCGGATGAGAAGCGTTCTACCTGCCCCGTTCAACTCCGGCTCATAATCGTGTTTACCCACAACAAATTCTGTATCGACACCGTTCTCTTCGATATAAACAGAAGAACCTTCTGCCAAGTCAGAAAGAGCGATTGTCTGGCTCAAAACAGAACAAGTTGCGGAAACAGAAGAAACAGACGCCGTAATGGTAGCGTTGCCTTCTGCAATAAAAGAGACTTCACAAACGGACACACCACTCTTGTTGGAAATAACAGACAGTGAAGCAATTCCCGCCGGATAAATATCCCAGCCAATAGAAGGAGAATCTTCCGAAGAGGGAACAAGTGTTGCAACCAAACGAACTTTTTCGTCAGGGATAACAACAATGGAATCCGCATCAAGCCGAAGTGCGCTCACGCTTTCCACCATATACCCTTCAATCGTTCCTTTGAAACAGCCATTAAACGTATACTTTGCATCCGTGACCAGAACATTTGAAGCATAGCCAAACTGATGATTTGCTCGAATGAAAGACAATGCGTCAAGATGAGGGCTCGCTCGATATTCAAGATTTACTTTTCGACGGTTCGAGAGTAGACTGTACGTTTCAGTCATTGCATTTTTTGACTGCGCAAGGACGGAAGCTGAAATAAGGGCGTTGCTGATACTTTGCGTCGCACCGTTTCCGGATGCATTTGCTGGATAAAGAGTTGTTTCATTACTAACTTTGCAGGAGACGTTTTTGATCTGAGTGGAAAATGTGATTTCCGGATATTTGTAACTATTCAACAACGTCACTTCCGGAATTTCAGAGCGGGTAACCGGCACAAAAGAAACGCGTTCAATGTGAATCACTCCATCTCTAGACTGGTAAAGAGCCATTCCGGCCGCATTAGCTGCAAGCTGAAGAATATCGGAGTTCTTATACGAAGAATTCTCTGACGAAATATCACAAGAATAGTTTTTTAGCTCGTCCGAAATCTCATAAGAAATACCAGAAACATCCAGAAGCTCTAGCGCATCATAGCACATTTGATAAAGAGTTCCGCTTGTGTGGCCGGAGTAAGAAGAATCTTGTAAAAAAGACAGTGCGTCTCTTGCTTCAAACGAAGCGGTGATGCCGTTAGCTGGAATAGTCCAACCGGACAAGAAAAACTTCCCTCCGTCAATCCATTCAACGGAATCTCCTAAATCCATACCATATTGAACTGCAATTTCTTGTCGCTCGTACAAGTAGCGGTAAAGACCACCAGGGTTGACAGGGTTCCAACGCTGTTCCGAATTGTCAACGGAAAACGACACGGAATCTTTGGAAAGTTGGCCAGAAATTGGGTCTCTCTTGGATTCATGTGTGTAAGAAAGCAGATCAGTTTTGTTGAACCGAATACGCTGACCGAATTCAACCTGCTCAATGCGAGCTCTTCGGTTCGGGATGCACCACTCGAGAATTTCAAGAACGATTGAATTGTACTCGGAAATTTCAAAATCGACAGACGTTTCAACGGAATCGTTGCTATCTACTTGTTTTGACGCAATAACAGAGCTACCGTTGTAAGCTGTCAATTTAAAAGGGGCGGCAAATTCATCCAGAACCGGAGACCAAGCAATTGTAATCCCAGGGATTTTTTCCGAATGGACATTACTAAAAGAAAATGTAATGGAAGGGTGGCTTAAATCAGAAACACAATCTAAGCTGACGTAACCTGCGTTCTCATATGGTTCTGAATCCGGCAGCAAAGATTTACTACCATCAAGAATCCAAAGGTTTGTTTCACCGGTTGCGTAATCAGCGGAAATGGTTTCATCTAAATCCGTGACCGTTGAAGCGCTACTGAACGGCGCCTGTCCGCCAGAACTTGCAATCGCATCCGTCTGTGATTTATCGTCGGAAACGTGATAAGTGATACGAACGAACATTTCTGGAACGAGCGTATTGTTATACTGTTCGAGCCATTTATCGGAAGGCTGCGTTCCCATAAGCAATCCCTCCTTTAAACTTCAACAAGGCTGAGAGAAGCACCCGTCCAACCCATAACGTTGCCATTTCTCGGTGAGCGTCTCCACATGCCAGCGGTGCGGTCAGAAACGTACATCTGTCTGGTTGAATAACTTGCGGTCGCTTGATTATAGAACCGGACAGTGCAGTAAAAGTTAGTCGTGAATGGCCCAATAATATCTGCCCACTGTCTGGCAGTGAGATAATTCCATTTCAAAGCCACTTTTGCGACGTCATGGCGCACCACAGAACCAACCACTTTGCCTTGTACGTTTCGACCGGAATCCACGATCGTGCTGGTTGTGGCATCATAAGAAGAAGGTTCTGGCAGTTCTTTGCCGTTTACCGTAACGAGAGCCTGCATAAAACTTCATCTCCTTCTTAATAGCTATAAACTTCGTTGCCCATAATTTGCATCCCACGGTCAGACTGCTGACGTTCCACAGAAGCGGTGATTTGTTTGCCATCAAGATAAATCCTGAGTTCCTTGCCACCGGTCAATTCATCGCCGTACCGCTGGAAAATATCAAGAAATGCGTTGTAGCAACCATTATAAACCGAGCTGCGAAGTTCTTCTGCACTGGCCCCGGAGCTTGCGGTGTAAGAGCCACCGGAAACAGAGCCAGAGCCATATGTTTTGTCGTAATCGCTTGTGCCGGGGTACTTCGATGTATCGGTGTTGACAGACGTGCTCGAGCTGGAAGAGGAATACTTGCCTCCAAGTGCTCCAACAATGCCCGCAATAGCAGCAGCGATCGCCACACCACCAGCGATCAAGAGAACACCGGTAGGGATGCCAAGCGACGTCAGAACGCCGCCGATAGTTTGCAACAAACCCATGAAAGCTGTTCCGACCTGCCCAATCAGGCCAGCAACGCCAGCGACAATCTTAGGGAACTGGCTCAAAATGCCGCCAGACAGGCCAAGACTGATTGCATTGCCGGTTGCAGCCATCGGCCCAGTCATAGAAGAAAAACTTGTCATGATTTTATTGCTGAGGTCAAGAGCTTTGGTGGAAATGGTGTTGAATTGTGAAGTGATTCCTTTTAAAATGCTGGTTCCGACATTCTTTGCGGCATCATAAATCTGACTGTTAGCATTTTTGAAAACCTTTACAAGGCTGGAAACAAGGTTGTTAGCATAAGACTTGACCTCATTTCGGTTTTGCTCACCCATCGCCTGCCAGATAATAGCGGCAGTGGTAGTGCCAACTGTTTTGACGTCGCCCTCTTTTACCGCATCAATCAGAGATTTCACGGTTCCAACAAAATCGTTTTGCAAGTTGGACTTCAGTTCGGACCATTTGCTGTCAAGACCACTAAAGAAACCGTTCAAATAGTCATTTGCTGCGCTCTCGCCAGCTTCAATCATTCCTTCTCCGGCTTCTTTTACCTTGTTAGTGAAGTTGGTCGTAGCTTGCTCAACATAGCCAAGTGCCGCGTTGATGCCGTTTGCAAGACCTTGATCAATGTATTTGCCAAAGCGTTCAAACAAAGCAGAAGGGGAATTAATTTCCGTGTCAGTAGTGAACTTGTCAACGATGGCTTTTGCAAGCCCACCCGCAGTTTTTTTTGCCCACTCGATGCCATCGTTAATACCGTTGATTAAACCCTCAACGATGTTTTTGCCGTATTTAAGCATTTTTTTAGGAAGGTTTTTAACGGATTCAACAAGGCTGTCCCAAGATTCATCCCAATCTTCCTTAAACCCTTGCCATTTTTCGTCCCACCATTCGCCAACACCGACGAACCACTGTTTCAAATCTTCGCTTGCTTGGTCAAGAGATGGGATTGGATGTTGCACAAATTCGGGGAGACTTTCCCATGAGGTTTGAAAATTAGTGCTAAACCCTTGCCATTTTTCGTCCCACCATTCGCCAACACCGACGAACCACTGTTTCAAATCTT